TATCCATATTGCCTGAACAATCCAGGTCGCGGCAAGTCCGCATGGTTAGGAACTGGTGATGAGAAATTTATTGATTCAGATTTACAGACCACGCTTGATGAGCTCGAAACCCGAGTACAGAACGGCAAACGATCGCAGAGTATGTTTCTTGCCTCATTGAAAGATGAGCGACGACCAATTGCAAAAGTAGATGCAGGCAAAACCCGAGTGTTTGCTGCGGCCAGCATGCCTTTTGTCATTCTTGTTCGAAAGTATTTTGGAGCTTTCTCCGGTTTCGTGATGCAGAAACGCATCGATAACGAGATCGGAGTGGGCACTAACCCATACTCGAAGGAATGGCATAAGACAGCTACCGCACTCTCTTCAAAGGGACGTAACGTCTTCGCAGGTGACTTTTCTAACTTCGATGGATCGCTGCGACAGGATTTGTTGTGGCAGGTTTACGAAGTAATGGAGAGTTTCTACGAAGGAGCTACGGCCGTGGAAAGGAGAGCACGAGAAGTTTTGTTTGACGAGTTGTGCAACTGTGATATTGTCGTGAGGGACCGTGTAGTTAGGCTTTCCCATTCTCAGCCTTCAGGAAACCCTCTTACTGTTATTATTAATTCTATTTTTAATCAGATAGTGATGCGCATTGCGTTTTACCACCTTGCCCAAGTCAACCAGATGACACATGTTGGATTCACTAGTGCTGTATCTTTGCAGTGCTATGGTGATGATAATGTGTTGAATGTGGCTGATTGGGCGGAATGGTATAACCAACAGAGCGTGTCTGAGGCCTTGGCCCTTATCGGTTTAGATTATACCGATGAAGCCAAGACTGGAGAGTTGTGTACGTTTAAAACATTGCAGGACGTGCGTTATCTGAAGAGAGCATTTGTCACTCGCCCCGTCACCGGATGGGTCGAGGGTCCACTACCCCTGGAGAATGTCATTAATATGACGAATTGGGTACGTGGAAAGGACACATATAATGCTACTTTGGAAAACATACGTGCAGCAACCCTTGAGCTAGCACTCTTTCCCCCACAGATATTTAACTACTATTCACAGAAAATACGTGAAGCCGCTAACACAAGTGGTGTTCATTATGTGCCCCTGTCTCAGGCAGAAGCACTAATGGCCACTATCCTTGAAGAGCGTTACTTCTCCAATACAGTGAGTAGTATCTGAATATCTGAGGTACTGCGGTCGCTAGGTGAAACCCCAAAACCCTAGCGTGACGATCTTACCGACTTTGACACCGCCGTGTTATTTAGCATGGAGGCGGTTATACAAATATCCCGGGGTTGGTGCCGTTTAACACACTCAACCATAAAAACAATCGTGTCGCTAACCAATCTAACGAAATACAAAATACCGAAGACGTAGTTACATTTATCGAGGAGCCCCCGCGAGTAGTGGAGGTTCCTGCTACATCATACCAGGAAGCATCTAACGTGTGGGGACAATACCATCTCAAAAGAATCCTAGAGAGACCTGTTGTCCTAAAACAATCAACGTGGACCACGACTGACCCTGCTGTACCAATGCATGTTCTTTTTACCGACTATGAAGTTGGGACGATACATTACAAGGACGAATTTTTGTTCCCGGAATCTATCATCTCAAGCTCACGGCAGGTAAGAGAAAAGCTGAATAACTATCAGTATATGCGAGCTAATGTACGTGTTACTGTCCGCGTCAACTCGACCCCGTTCCAACAGGGTCAGTTGATGCTGGTGTACACCCCATATAGCTATTATACTACTAGATTCAGGTCGCAGGCAAATGAGTGTCTACCATCGTTGTCAACCTTTCCACATGTAAAGTTAGATTTGAGAGAGACCTCCGAGGCGGAGATTAAGGTACCGTTTGCTAGTGTTTTCGACTCTTATAACTTGGGCGATGACACAAATCCTTTTGGTTCCATGAGGATTTATGTTGTCGTTCCGGTTAAAGGAGCAACAGATGCTGAGACTGTTACGTACACAGTATCTGCCAATTTCGAAGACATCGAGTTATCGGTACCCACGTCTCGTGGACTCTCTACCAACACTAGATATGCGCAGTCGGATAATCGTACTAAGATGCCCGCGGAGAAGAAGAAGGGACCTGTCGAGAAGATAAGCACCGTCGTTGCTGAAGCAACTGGAGCTATTGGATCTTTAGGAATTCCTGGTCTTTCCCTGGGGGCAACCGTCGTATCATGGATCGCTCGATGTATGAGTGGACTATCTGCTGTCTTTGGCTGGTCAAAACCTTTGATCACTGAGACAGCAGTTCCATTTATTCATACACCAGCGCGTTACATGATGAACGGCGAAGGCCCTGAAGAATCTCAGAGTCTTAGTATGATACCCGACAACGCCGTGCACGTTCGAGGTGTAGTGCCCGAGGACAAAGATGAAATGGCTTTGGATTATATATTTTCCAAGGACTACATCTTTTCTCAAACCACTATAGCTCAAGCGAACACAAACAGTAGAAAATTACTTTTCACACACCCTGTGTCTCCTTTCCAGCCAGGGTATACCAGTGGCATTGCACCAAGCCAATTGTGTACTAACGCGATGGGCTTTGCAACACTTCTATACCAGAACTGGAGGGGCGATTTGACTTTCAAATATGATATTGTAAGAACCAATTTTCATGCTGGACGACTAATGGCTGTGTTCTTCCCTGAGACATCGTGGTTAGATGTGCCGGAAAGCCTCTCTGAGGAAATGACCGACAATCTCAACACGGTGTACCAGCTGAACGCACCCTTAGATCAACAGAAGGAAAACGAGTTTATCTTTACAGTGCCATATATTTCAAATCAACCTTACAAAAGGACATGTAGAGTGGCTGAAGGGCAATTTGATACTGCCACGATGGAGACAGCAACCGGAGCTGTAGGTGTTTATGCCTTCAACGATATGGTCATCCCGGAAACATGCGCTCAAGAGGTAACTCTTATCGCATATATTCAGGCTGGTTCTAACTTTGAAGTTGCTAAAGCTTTCCCGCAGATAACTCCAGGATTTGCACCCGCTGCCCCACCATTGGATATTGCACAGGAAATTGCTGATGGACTCAACACTATGTTCGACGGCGACTTTGAGCCAGTTACACCAGGTTCGGTCAATTTATCCCTTCGGGATCTTTTGACGAACGGTGGACTGACCAAATGGGTCTCCGATTCGAGTTTTAGTTCCTCAATCCCAGGTTTACTTGGGACAGGAACTCTATACCCGGACGGTACCTTCGACGCTGACGTAGATATTGTGTTTACCAACAGTAATTTCACAGTTTCCAACCCGGTGACGGTTACCATCACCTGTCTCGGCGGTTCTGTCACAGCCGCCTCAGCTAACAAAGGATTAGAAAACCTCAACAGCGTTAGCGAGACATCGACTTGGGTCGTGACACCCTCAACAATTCAAAAACTAGCTCAGTCTGATAATACCTCTGTTATAGCGACCACTCAAAATAACGATGTCAGATTGGCGACCGTAGGTGAATACTCCTTATCTTTGAGGAACTACATCAAGCGGTTTGGCAAGGTCTTCTCTTTAGATGACTTCATCACGTACCGTCCTTCTTATGGCTCTAGTACAAGTTCTGACTCCACAAATGCTGGAAAGAGAACACTAGAGTTTCAAGAAGACGACACTGGTGCATTCATCCCTGAGACTCCCTTGTCGCTAGTTTCCTATCTGTATAGATTTTGGGGCGGGAGCACCATGCTTAAATGCCACCTCTCGAGGCGGACTAAGGCTACATGCTCTCTGGATTTGTCTACGTCTGCTCAGGCAGCCAAGACAAAGCTAGACTACCCGACGCCACAGATCTTTCAGGCCGGATATATCAACAACTCCTTGTCAGTTCAGATACCCTATTACTCATCACTGCGTGCAAACGTAGTGGGAGGTACTAGTGGTTCTGATTTGGCAAGGGCAACCATCGAATTTGACACTAATTTAAATGCAGAAGCGGTTTACGAAGCTGCTGGAGATGATTTTTCATACTTTTTCTTAGTCGGACCTCCTGTTATGAGGCCTATCTCAAATTCACCCCCTGCACCTGTTCTCACTACGCAGAACGTGTAAACAACCCCAACAAGGGTATGTTTACATGTTCCACCGGAGTGAGGTGAACAACAGGTGGCCCCACACGTAGCAGTGCGTGAGGGCTGGACGGAAATCGAAAGTTTTTCCACCCCACAGGGGTGGTTTTTCAACTGGACAATAACCTCCAGCCCCGACAAATGGGGTTTAGAATATTACTGCAGCGCATGATCGGAG